TCATAATGTAATGCTCCCCGAGCCAGTCCATTTATATGTACGATACCCACCAGAAACGGTAATAGTTGGTGAGCCCGTGGTTGCTGTAGCAGCGGCAAATGTGTCGGCGTAGCGGATGATGACAATACCAGAACCCCCGCTGCCACCAGCGGTGCCTCCGCCACCACCACCGCCAGAACCAGTATTGGTAGTGCCTGATGTAGCGTTAGTAAAACCCCAGAAGCCACCGTTGCCACCGCCACCACTACCACCGCTACCTGCGCCTGCGCCATAGGGGTCACACCCGCCACCACCGCCGCCAGCATAAGTAACTGACGATCCAGAAATAGAACTAGCAGTACCACCACCGCCACTGCCGCCACTGCTGCCTCCACTACTTCCACCGCCCCCAGCCCCACCACCACCGCCGCCAGTTAGAGGTGCTGTGCCATGACCGCTACCGCCACTATTACCTTGACCAGATGTGCCAGCGGCACCAGCACCCCCTGACCAGCTATTACCTCCGCCTGATCCACCAACCGCAGCGCCGTTATAACCACTTACGCCACCAGCGCCACCACCAACAGAAGTTATGGTGGAAAAAACAGAGTTCCCCCCGTTGTTGGCAGCGGCGGCAAATACTCCTGTACCACCAGCACCAACAGTTACTGTAGCGGCAACGCCAAGCGCAAGAGCAAATCCAGTAGCAGTTCTAAACCCGCCAGCGCCGCCGCCGCCTCCAGCCCCATACCCTGCACCACCTCCACCGGCAATAACAAGATACTCAACAGGCACAGGAGGAGTTGCGGCCCCGGCAAGGAAAGGAAACCCGAAACCGAAGCCGAATGCCATTTTAGGAAATCCTGAGGAGGTTAGTGGCCGTAAGGCTGCTGGTCCACACGCGGATCACCTGTACGGGGATAACCTGCCCAGCAGCCAACCCGTTAAAGGTGACGTCGTCGCCCTGGGCGGTGGTAACCTTTACGTTGCCCGTACCGCCCACGTAGATTATTGACGGTGCGGGCAGGTAGGCAGTGTCGCTAGTGGAGAACGTCTGCGCACCGGACGGAAAGTTAGGTATGGGCTGTGCCACTGCAGCCGGGTTGGCGTGCTGCGTGGTGACCGTTGTGTACGTGCCCGGGGACGTCTGCCTATAGGCAACGCTGCTTTGGTACAGCAGGATGTTGCCAACATTGTCCGCATACGTAGCGTAGGGGGCGCTTGAGTCGAATGGCATAGCGGGTTACTCGCGGTCTAGGTAGTTGTTACGCTCAACAAAGCCACCAGCATCGCCGTAGAAGTGCTCAACATGCTCGCCAGTGTACTGGTCGTCAATCGCCTTCATGTCGCGCTTGGTGTAGCCGTTGGCAAATGCCATAGGGTTCACGTCCTTGCTTACGTCCGTAGAACCAGCGGCGGATAAAGGCATCGCGTTCTGCTCGGAAAACCACTGATCGCTAATATTCATGCCCGGAGGCATCTGGTTAAAGCGGTTAGTCATGTTTACGTTGTGGAAATCACGCTGACTAGCTGCGGTAACCCAGGGCTCGTAGGCCTCTTCCTTGGCGGGTACGGTTATCTGGAACTTTTCTTGCAGGGGGTGCATAACACTCTCCATGAAAATAAAGGGGCACGCAGCCCCTTTATTGTACTACTACAGATGCGTACCGGGCTAGCGGCACGCCCGGTGCTTACTCCGGAATATCCCGGGGGGTGGGCTCGTACCCGTCCCCAGGGAAAGACATGTCCACCACTTGCTTAAAAGGCAGTATGCGTTGGTCACTCACCACTTGATTGGTGATGTCCATACCCGGTGGCATCCTGTTGAAGAATGCGGCCTCACCATAGGGGGTTCCCTTTTTGTTGATGTAGCCGCTAGTGGCGAACCCCGACATCTCTCCGATGTCGTTGTGCGTGCGGCCCATGCCCCGGATGTCGGTGTCGGGGGCGCCGGCATCTGACATTGGGGGGAGCTTTGGTTTAACAGACATTATCTATTCCCCTTACGCTGTGAGGTTAGCCAGCGGTTGGATAACGGTTTCCATCTGTGCAAAAAGCACTTCGGTAGCGTCAGTGCCCTTGGCAATGTAGCCGATGTCACCCTGCAGCATGGGAATGCCGCCTGTGGTGTTTTGCGCGGTGGGCGGCAAGTGGCTAACCATGTACGCCGCAGTGGTCACCGCAGTAGCGTTAACACCTGCAATGCCGGTTGGCACCATCGTGTACGTGGTGGTAGTGGTGTTGACAGCGGTGGTGCCGTTGTTAGAGATCTTGTAGAACAAGACCCCGTTAGACGACACCGTGCTGGTGCCCACCGTAGTAGCCGACGTAACCACCGACTTGATGAACAGGTTGGCGAACGCCACAAACTTGTTGCTTTGTCCGCTAACCCCCGTGATGCCCGCACCGCCAGTGCCAGTGCCGAGCAACGAGATAGGCAGCACTACCGTGTAGGCAGGGCTGTCGTACATCATATTTTTAGAAGCCATTTTTCTCTACTCCTTAAGCCAAGCTGTCCCACTTCACGATGCGAGTGTTCGCAGCGAGAGTGTGCACGATGCCGAAACCACCCAAGTAGTACCACGCCACGCCTTTGCTGCGTCCGTAGTCGCTTGGAATTTTGCCCCGCATTTCTTCAGGCACGGCAATGGCCTCTGCGACGGTATCATTACCGAAGAAGAAGATCCAATCGCTCTTACCAGTGGTCCACGTGGTCTGCGTGATGCCGTCAGTGCCGGTGCCCTTGGCAATGTTGGTCTGCTCAACGTAGCGGACGTTCTCGTAGCGGCCAATCTCGCCGTTCATGATCAACTTGAAGCCCGTATCACTGTATTGGTGAATGGTTTCCAGGTTGTTCTTAAACGTGCGCAGCGTGGACGGCCATGCAAGGGCGTAGTAGTCATCACCCAAGTAAGCGGGGATGTTACGTTCTTTCATCGTGTCGACGATGGACTTGGCGTGCGCGTTGCCGTAAGCAATGCTGTTGGTGCCTGTAACCGTACCATTGGTGTACAGCGTAATAGCGGCGGTGTCCGTGCCACCAACCGGAATTGCGCGCAACAGCGTCTGGTTGAATTGGTTCCAGGCGAGGCGGTCAAACGCCTTGACTGCGTCGTTCTTCAACACCTTCTGGATCAGCTCCATCACCGGGAACTTGGACAAGTTGTCCAGCTTGCCCGAGTACGGCACGCTGTTACCGGCTTCACTCATCGTCAGGGTGCCCTGCGTGATGGTGAAGTTGCTTTCCGGCATCGTGTTGGTTTCCTGAATCAGGCCACCAGCCGTAACCACGTCACTGAAGACGTCCCAGGTGAAAATGTCACCCTTCTTTTTGCCTTGCTGCGATGCGTCGCGAACGTCAGCGAATTGCCGAAACTTCACCAGCGGTTGCACCGCCATGCGAAGCACGTTACTCAACTGGCGCGAGTACATGTACCCGCCCAGTGAGTTTACTGCCCAGACTTGACCAGCCATGTTTAGTTACTCCAAGGTTTCTTTGTGTAAATTACCCGCGCATCCACTGTGGTCCGCCACGGCTCTTGGCCATGCCACGGATCACGTCTGCGGGCGTGTCATCATCTTCAGTTTCCTGCCGTGGGGGCGCAGTTTTGGCGCTAGCCGCTACTGGAGCCTTGGGGGCAGCCGCTTTGCGATCCTGCTTGTCCTGCCCGGATACTACTTCCTTGGCCCGGGTGGGTACAAGGGAGTCTTTCCAAGCGCGGAGTTGCGTGCCAATGTCGGCGTAGCGTTCAGCGTACGGGCGGGCATCGCCGTCCCTCAGAAGCTCGGAATCCCGGTCTAGGGCGAGCTTGTTAAGGTAGGGGTCAGTCACGATGTCGGAGAACTCAGACCGAAAGTGGGAGATCGCTTCGTTAAACGCAAGGCGTTCATCGATAGTGCGGGACACATCGTCTAAACCAATAGATGGACGCGCTACACTAGCCTGCGTACGCAGCTTACGCAGCGCAGCAGTGGCCTCTTCCTCAGTGCCCATTTGTATAGCGCGGACCAGCGCTCGATCTTCCTCGTCTGCACGACGCTGAAGCTCTTCCTGCGAGGGTTGCTGCACCACGGGTGCTTCTGCAACGCGTTGCTGCCGCTTGGCATCGGCCAAGTACTGGTCAGCACTCTCAACTTTTTGGGCCCGGGCGATAAGCTCGTCGTGCGTAAGCTCAAGTTCGCGGCCGTTGACCTTGATTTTGTACTTTGTGGGCTGTTCAGGCTCTGCGGCAGCCTCAGCCACGGGCTCGACGTCGTCTTCGTCCTCTTCGGCGCGCTTATTTGCTTGAAACGGCTCGGTAGAGTCGTCATCATTGACGTTGGCAAGCTCGTCAGCGCGGCCTTCATCGTTTGAATCGTTGATTTGATTCAAAAGGGCAACGCGGGCATCATTATTGGTGCCTACTGACTCGGTGCTACCCCCGTCAACGGGGGTAGCGCCATCTTGGTCAACGTCATTCGCCATCTAGTTCGCCTTCAAGTAGTTCTAAAGATTTCAAACCGTCTGTAACTGCCTGTGACAGCCAGTTTTCAAACTCCTCGGCCTTCCAAACATCACCTTGCAGCTTGATTATCAGCCGTGCGTCGGTGGGGTCGCAGGTCTTAAGCGCTTGAATGGCCGTAGTATATACCTCTTGCGCGCGGGCGCGCAAGTACCCACCCACCTGGGAGTCCCAAAAGTACTCCACTTGCTTGCCAAACTGGGCACGGTCAAGCAGTTCGCTGTTGTCCACTGGTGTTTTCTTGTACTGAAAGGGCTGTAAAGTGCGTTGCCAGCGACCGCTTGTTCTCGTTCTCTTGCCTCAGAGCCTCGATTTGCATCTTGGTCTGGTTGGTTTCGCGGGTCTTGGTCAGGCCAACCACCTGCGCGGATTGCTTCTCTTGCATTTTGCTAGTGAGCTGCTGTATCTGCATCATCGCGGCGCGCAACTGCTGTTGCAACTGGTCAACCTGCGGGTTGTCGTTGGTGAAGAAGCGGCTACCATCTGCGTACCCCAGATGACCGAAGATTTCTTTACCCACCTCAACCATGTTGACGCCCGGGGTTGGGTTGCGCATGGCGCCCGTAAATGCAGTAAACGCAGCGAGGAACTTTTGCAGCTTTTGGGTTGGGTCAGTAGCGCCCATGCCCACGTTCACGTTCAGAGTTATCTCTTGGGCCAGCAGTTCGTCAGTAACCTCGTCAATACCAAAGCGTTGCAACATCTTGCTGCTCTTGGCTGCCATGCCTAGTATGACGCGGTCAGTCTCGTACTGTTGTTCCAGCAGCACAAGCTGGCGCAACACCGGCTGCACAAATGTTTCAACAAACGTGCGGATAAGGTACTCAACCAGCGTGCCATTGCTTTGGTTGAGCATGGCCATATTGCGTGCGGGTGCATTACCGGCGCCGGCAGTCATCATCGCGGCGGGGTTAAAGTTACCCAGCAGCTCATCCATGGACATGTCCAACCCCTGCTGCTCGGCGTAGGAGCTTTGGGTAACATCGGGCCATGTGATCTCGCGCACATCGTTGGCGGGGTCGTTCATCATCACAACGCCACCGGGCACGTTGCGCGTAAGGCCAGCAAGGTCAACCTCAACGCCGCGCTTGGCAAACCACTTCTTGTTCAGCGCGAACTTGACGTTGTCAATGCGCTGGTTGGCAATCTCGTTAATCTCGTCCTCAAGGCCACGCGCCAGCGTAGGCACGCCGCTAGGCATTGCCTTGTGTGTTTCAATAATACAAGTACCAACCACGTAGGGCCGTTTGCCGTGGAACACTACATCAATAAGGGGCACGGGCTCAGTAAGTAGGCCAATCTCGCCCAAGGTGTAAAACTCCCAATCCTCGCCGTCGCGGCGGTGAATGTGCCGCTGCACCCAGGCGATGTCGTAGTCCTCCAAAGCGCGGCTCTCGCTGCTGAGAGGGTCTTCTTTGTTGGTGTTGCGGGCAAGGCGGGTGCTGTCCATGCCGGCGCCAACGGCTGCGCTGGTGACGGGTAAGTCGCGCCACTCGCCGGTCTCCATCTTGGCCTTGATGTCCATAGCATACATGGGCATCAAGTGAATGATGTATGGGCTGGTGTTTACAATGTCAATCCAACTGGCGCTAGGGTCAAAGCGCATGTTTTCAATCGGCACAATGTCTACGCAGGGCTTGTCTACAACGGTGCTAGCAAGCTCCTCGTATTTCCAGTACACGTGTGCGCACACCATGCCGGTAACTTGGGCGTCCTGCAGGCCACCCAGCAGCGTCTGGAACCACGGGATGCTGCGCGTTAGCCTGTACTGGAGCAGTTGCTTCATCACCTCGGCGCTGATGAGCTGGGCTTTGTCGGTCTGGTCGCTGGCGGAGATGCTCACCACATCCATGTTGGAGAAGAACGCCGCAGCGGCTGCGGCCTCGTTCTTGCGGATTACTGAGCGTATCTTGGGACGGAACAGCTTGCTGCGCTTGTCGTACGCGGGCTGTGTGTATTTGCTGTCGCCGGGGTGCTGGTTGTTGAACGCGCGGATGCTGTCGTCCCAGCCTTTGCGGAAGTTTGCATCCACGTACGTAGTG